CATTAGATAATTTGCGTTGAAAACCAACAAAATCGAGGGAAAACGGACAACAAAATCTATAAAGGTAATTTGCGGAATGAGCGAAGGAGCCTCGCAGGCGCAACGAATAAAGCAAATTATATGGTAATCTTGACACCTCCAGCAGCTTCCGCTGGTCTGGATTCCATGGATGCTTTCGGATTGGGCGGTTTCGGTGCAGGAATTGTAATTGGGACATAACGTAAGTCCTCTGGTTTTAGAATAAACGCATACCCTACCGACGCAAACTTATCCTCATACGCCTTCAACTTTTCATCCCGCGCCTCTTCCTGAAAACACATTGCCGCGATTTGACACCCCCAGGTAAACGGACCATTATGACCATTGTTTATGGGACGACCCCCCTTGTCCGGTAGTACCAAACACATATTCTTCTTATTTGCATCTTTGAATATTTGTGGATCGCCTACATTTTTCACACCAAAGTACGTATACTTGGAAAGAAACAGCGATTTCGAACTCATATTGATTAGTTCAAATAGTTTCGTCTTTCGGTATACCGGGTTGGTTCCATCCACCATCAAAATTATTTTTCCTCTAAAGTCAAGAAGATCCTCGTTGCCTAAATCTTTTGACTGGTATTCACGTCCATATTTTGGACCGAGTAAATATCGCGCAACCGACTTACTTTGTGATATGATTTTCGCAAGGTTGTCATACATTGTGATATTTTGCGACATCATTCGCATATGAATAATAAATGGATCGCCTGGATTCGGGCATTTTGACCCAGAGAATACATAATTACCTAGCACTTCAAATGCATCAGATACGGGGATGTGGTTATAGGTTTCTTTGTAATTAAAAGAGTTCACCGATGATGATGCAATAACCGGTTGATTCTCTACCGAAAATACTTCGAAATCAATGAACCGACAACCGCGCGCAATCACATACAGAAAAGCGTCCATACTTACATTCGAATTTTTGAATTTATCGGGATTGAATGCATTATGCGCGGCTTTAATGTAATAATCACGCAATTTGAACTTGGACTGACTGTCACTCGGATTAATGGATGTTATATTTCGTTCGATGACATCCTTTGTATCCGCGTCCGCATTTTCCATACCTTCTTTCACATCGACAGCATTTTCCATAAGACTTGGCGGTGGAGCTGGCGCGCCCCCCGACTGAAATCCTGATTGACGGTCTAATGCCGTTGCAGATTGCCTACGTTGATGTAATGTCATTTCATATTCTGGCGTATCTACTGTAAAATTCTCTGTAGAAAGAGGCTCTGTATAGTTTTTTGTAACGAGACTTCGCGCATCTGATAATAATTTGGTAGTTGCTGTATCTGAATTCGACGCCACTGTACTCAATGCTGTATTTTTTTCGGTTAAGAATCCTTCATATAATCTGGCTTGTTTTTGATGACACCGTGTTTTAACCATCTCAGATATTTTCCATATTGCAAAACCAAGGATAATAATACCTATAAATATAAATTCTACCTGATTCTCTTTCATTTCTAATTATATATCATATATATTTTTATATAAAGTTATAACAAGTAGAGGTATTAATCAAGAGAATACTAAAATACTAAATGACGGGTGGTTTGTTGAATCTCATTGCGACCGGCAACCAAAATGTCATCTTAAATGGCAATCCAAAGAAGTCATTTTTCAAAAGCACCTATCTTAAATATACGAATTTTGGTCTTCAAAAGTTTAGAATTGATTTTGATGGACAAAAAAAATTGCGATCGACGGAAGAATCAAAATTCACCTTTTATGTTCCGAGATATGCAGAACTACTTATGGACACGTATATTTGCGTGACATTGCCGTCGATTTGGAGCCCAATTCATCCTCCCGCAAAACTTGAAGATATGTGGGCGCCTTATGAATTTCGGTGGATCGAAAACCTGGGGACTCAAATGGTGAAAGAAATCGTGATATCTGTTGGCGGCATGACGCTTCAAAAATTCACAGGAAATAATTTGATGGCAATCGTAGAGCGTGATCTTGACGCGAGTAAGCGAGAATTATATAATGAAATGACTGGGCATGTTCCTGAGTTATACAATCCTGGCTGTTCTGGTGCGCGTTTGAATCAGTATCCAAATGCATACCGAACGGCGAATGTTGCCGGCGCAGAACCGTCAATTCGTGGTAGAAAAATATACATCCCGATCAATGCGTGGTTCACCTTGTCTTCGAAAATGGCATTTCCGCTCGTATGTCTTCAATATAACCAGCTTCAAATTGACGTAACGCTTCGTCCCGTTAAGGAACTCTTTACGATACGCGATGTAGGTGACCCTGATAATTATTGGCCCGTCGTCCAACCCGATTTCACAAACCCCCTTCATCAAATGTGGCGGTTTTTGTATCCGCCACCTAGTATTGATTTATCACTGAACTCATACCCGAGTATTCGTACGGATTGGAATGCGGATGTTCATTTAATGGCGACGTATTGCTTTCTCTCGGATGATGAATCCAAGGTTTTTGCCGCGAATCAACAAAAGTACTTGATCAAATCATATTACGATTGGACGTTCAATGATGTTACTGGAAGCAAGAAAATCAAAATAGAGAACTCGATGGGTATGGTTTCGTCGTGGACAATGTTCCTTCGTAACGAGTGGAGCAATTATACAAACTGGCCGTATAATTATTTACCATATGACATCATTCCTGCACCAATCGATGATGATTGGCGCCCATCAGAATTTAGTGAAATTGTGACTACCTCGAGCGATATACAAACCACCGCGTGGACGAATCTTTACAAATTTGATACGTACTACTTTGACAAGAATGGTCCGAAGAATGGAATTGGACCAGGTATCAATCCGCGCGATAAACGTCTTACAGGGCTTCATATTACGGGTGATTTTCAGTCGGAAAACGAGCGCGATATTTTACAGATGCTGGGAATATCACTCAACGGGAAGTATCGAGAGAATCTCTTAGACGCAGGTGTTTACAATTATGTTGAAAAATATACGCGCACACGTGGTAGCGCAAAACCCGGCATTTACTGTTATAATTTCTGCCTGAACTCGGATCCATATGATCTTCAACCTAGCGGGGCAATCAATATGAGCAAATTTAATCAAATTGAGTTGGAACTGTCAACGATATATCCGCCGTTGGATACTGCTGCCGAAGTAAAAGTGATTTGTAATCCGAACACTCGAGAGATTATCGGTATGAATAAACCCAACGTGAATATTTACCTATATAGTTATGATTTTCATATTCTGGAAGAACGCTATAATATACTTACATTCCTGTCGGGTAACTGTGGATTAATGTATGCGCGCTAGACCGCTTCCGATAATATTCTCTCGTATATATAAATTGTTTCGTTATACAATATACAATGGCTGACGATGATGAAGAAAAGAAAGACACCGGCGAAGACGAGGGTGGCGATGAAGGCGAAGAAGGCGAAGAAGGCGAAGGCACGTTTAGCAAAGTAGGCGGGATGTTCGGTGGTGGCGATGACAAAGAAAAAAAAGATGACTCATCTGCTGAAAATGAGAAACAGAAACAGAAAGCCAAACCAAAGTCATTATTCGACATTAATGCGTTAAAAGAATTCGGATTGAGTGTACTTACACTTTTCATCGAAACACTCATTATTTCGATCGTCTGCGTAAACATACTCTTTTATTCCGCGCCGGAAAGTATTCGAAACAACAGTCTTAATCTTGAAACACTCTTTCCTACCGACAGAGAAAAATGGCCATATTGTTACACAAACGAATATACATCATGTGAAGCAGACTGTGACGATAAATTTGGTGGAATTGCGGATAATCCTAAACTTGAAACTCCTGAAAAAATATACCTGAAAGCCGCGATCCTACTCGATACATATGTGTTTAAATGGTTCTGTCTTAGCAAGGAAGATGTAGATATGGTGAAGGATAGTGTTGAAGAGGGAGTCACACAAGTTAATCTTTTGAATTGGGAGTTCATTAAGGCTCGTTTTAAACAATGGGTTAATAATGCATTCATATTTTCATTTTCATCAGACCGCGCAATGTTACGAGCTATATTTGGTTACATTACCAAAATATGTCAAAATATACCGAAAGAATTATACACGGTAGTTTCGCCTCTACTTATTATTTTGATGCCATTTGTGCTTATTTTATTAGGCGCATTTATGTTGATGGGTGGGCCATTTTTTACAACTATAATTGGTATGATTTTGAACCCTACTGAAAACAGAAAAGAGTTCATTGGTGGCTCATTATGGTCACTCTTTACCGCATTTGGAATAGGTATAATCCCGGTTATTTCATACTTTGTTCAACTTTTCCAATTTATAGGGACTTTGTTTATTTATCCATTCTTTCACTGGGATCAATATCGCGAGCTGTATTCTCAATATGTACCGATTATCTTCTTCTTCTTTAATCTTACACTTATGTTTTATGCATTTGAGTACCTCGATCTGAATGTTGCTGCGATTGTGATTCTCATGTTGCTTGTATTGTATCTTACGCATTACTGGCAGGGCATTATGAATTTCTTTACTACACTGAAAAATTGGAGTCCAGCGTGAGTGAGTCAACATAAACAACATAAACAACATAAACAATTTATCGTATAAAGTAATATATTATTTCATACGACATACCGTAGTAAAATAATGGGTAAAAATAAGAAATCGGGCACTGGCACTAGCGCAACACCGAATATCGGTATCCCCGAAAAATCAACACCTGAATACTTTAAGACGTATCCATTTGTGAGCGTATGTACACCTACATTCAATCGTCGTCCTTTTATAAATGCGATGATGACATGTTTCAATAACCAAGACTATCCACAGGATCGAATGGAATGGATTATTATTGATGATGGTACTGATCCAATCGAAGACCTCATTGCATCCCATCCTCGCGTCAAATACTTCAAGTATGATACGAAAATGACATTAGGTAAGAAGCGAAATTTACTGCACGAAAAGTCGCGCGGTGAGATTCTTGTCTACATGGATGATGACGACTATTATCCGCCTCAGCGTGTATCTCATGCGGTTCATATGCTCGTCACACATCCTCAGGCATTATGTGCTGGTTCAAGTGAGATTTATATTTATTTCAAACACATTGGACAAATGAAGAAGTTTGGACCCTATGGACCGAATCATGCAACAGCAGGGACGTTTGCGTTTAAGCGTAAACTTATTAAACAACATCGTTATAATGATGATGCATGTTTGGCTGAAGAGCGCGCATTCTTGAAAGATTATTCGGTTCCATTTGTCCAATTGGATCCAATGAAGGTGATTTTGGTATTCTCACATGAACACAATACGTTTGATAAGCGTAAGCTATTGGTGAACGCGAACCCTGATGTTGTACGTGATTCACCGAAAAAGGTGATGGACTTTATTAAAGATCATACTCTTCGACGGTTTTATATGGTGGAACTGGAAAAACTGCTGGAAAATTATGCGCCAGGACGGCCTGAAATGAAACCGGATGTTATTGCCCAAACGATTCAATTGGAAAAAGAGCGCGCGAAAATGGCGGAAGATGCGGCGGCGACAGCAGCAGCTGGTGGTGGCAGCGGACAAATTCTTTTACAGCAACCAGGTCAGCAACCAGTCGCATTAAATAATGAACAAGTCGTTCAGATCATTCAACAATTACAGAAAGACGTGGAACAACGAAATAACGAACTCGTCCAAATCAAAGATGAATACCGTGTACTTCAATCGAAATATGATTTATTACTTCAAACGCAAAGCGCGAATAGTTCAATACATCAGAATAATACAGATACAAACGCGAAAGAGACGATATACATGTAATATGTAATATGTAATATGTAATATGTAATATGTAATGTGTCGCGTTATTCAACGACATATTACAATCTAGCGCATCCGCTTATGCCTTTACAATCTCAACCGACTTGATAAGTAACACAAGAAAGCTGTTCTTTGATTCATGAATGACAAACTCCCGTGTCTTATTGTATTCCTCGAATTTCTCGGTAAGAATACTCTCAATCTCATTCACTGGAAGATCGTCTTCCTTGGTTTTGTACTTGGATTGTTTACGCTCATAATTATTATCATCGTCGTCGTCATCATCGTCGTCGCGGCGACGGTCACGACCACGCCCACTCCCTCCCTTTGACTTTGATTTAGTCGACGATACAACGGGCTTATCCGGCTCGATGTACTCCCAATCGCCGACTGCTTCTAAGGTGTGATTATTTGTCATAAACACAATAGAGTCTGAGTTGAATACAAGTGCCGAACCCGGCGCATGTTCATACTTATCAAGCTCAATTTCAGTAATCAAATCAAACTCGTCCAAAAACTGATTTTTGCGAATATAACTACGAATATATCCGATAATCTCTGGTGTTAGTTTTACAGTGTATGTCTTATCGCCATCACTGTCACTTCCGCTGCCACTGCCAGTGCCGTCACTTTCACCACCGCTTCGACTGCCACTGTCGTCACTATCACTCTCACTATCGCCATGGTGACGCTTATGATCGTGTTTCTTTTTATGATGTCCACCGCTAGCACCACCGGCACCGCTAGCACCGCTGGTTATGGAAGATGATGACGGATTGATAGAAATACATTCCACTTCAGCATTCAAAACCAAACGGTACTTGGAATCCAAAGAAATAGATGCACCCATAATAATAATAATAAACGCTAAACGAATGAAATGTTTCTAAATAATCCTTATATCTTTTTGGGTTTATTCAAACGCATCTCTTATTAGATGATATCAACTCAATCTAAATCATTTTCTAGGCTGCCACCACCACCGCCACTGCCGCTTATACCGACACCTGCGACATTTCCAGCGTCCATCTTCTCTGTGTATTTGTCTAAATACCGGTAAATACGGTTTACGTCTAATTTTGTAATTTCATACATTTCTAATATACGCGGTATTTCATCTTCCGAATATTGCTTCTTGAGTGTCAGGAAAAAGGCGAACAAGTCCTTCTGATCCATTGACAACTGCATACACAAATTCTGTATGAATAGCTGATTGTTATACTCGGTGCTATATTTTGTAAGCACTTTTGTAAAACGTATTTCGGTCGGATGAAACCGCGCCTTCTTCGGAAATGATTTATGATACAAATAATGGTTATAGAACGTTTTGATAAGTGATGATAATTCATTGAAAAGCCAAATCTGGTTCTGAAATGTGATGCGATCAAAGTAGTCCGCTTGACAAATGTTATCGAGGATTAGTTTGTAAAATGGTGCAGAGACGGATATCGGCATTTTCTCTAATACATCAATGACGTTTTCGTGCCATAATAATCCGATCGTTGTTCGGTCGGTCTCATTGATAAGGACATTATGTTCGGATATAGAATATTCAGTATTCAACAGCTTTTCAGTAATTTTCTTGATATCTTCATTATATGTATTGGGTTGAAATATTGCGTGGAGTATATTATTCGAAAGGATACAGTTTGATTTCTTGCTCATCTCGGCAACGGCGCCGAGTTTGCGCAGATTTCCTTGGACAAATGCGACAACATTCTTTCGCATTCCTGCTTCAATACTTGCACCCATCGTGATATCGATGATTTGTGTCATTTGAACAGGTGTAGGAGTTTTCAATTCATATACATAACAGACCTTCATGAGTTCCTTGATCTTCTTGTCGATGTGATAGTTTCCAATACATATGATCGGATTCATCGTGATCTCTTCCTGTTTCTGCTTCTTCGTTTTTTTAGGGCGAATGAGTTTTATAAGTGACGTAATACCACCCTTATCGCCATTATTCATTCCGTCCAATTCGTCCATGACAACCACGATTTTCTGGACTTTACGCTGGAAGATGGACATGATATTCTTGTCTGATATATTGTGCTGTGTTATGGATTCAATGATCGATTTATTACGTATATCTCCTGCGTCATATTTTACCATATCATAGTTCAACTCTTTTAATAAACGAATGACAAACTCGGTTTTTCCTGATCCAGGCGCACCATAGATATATATGCCACGCTTGAAGGTAAGGTCTGATTTGTTTTTTTGGAATGAAGTTAAGAAGTCGCGTATATTATTGTAGATCGTTTCTCGACCTAGGTATTGTGTATAGTTGATCGATGCAATAGGTGCAATCGGTGCAATCGGTGATTTCATTGATTCTATTTTATCCATTATACAAATGTTACGGTTTCAATATTCAATATTTTAGACACTATTTCAATACCTTTTTTTGTTTTTATATATTATAACTTGGTATATTCAGAAAATGGACGCAATTCAACAGTTGTTTACTCCTCTTGATAAGGATTATTGCTTGCTTTTTTACTGGCTTACTGTTGTGAATTTTATTTTCTTGGCTGTGGCTAGTTTGGGTTTCATCTCATCACTCGTCCTCTTATTTAGGGGAAAAATAACCTTCATGAGTGGGCTGTATTCATTTTTGATGATTTTGGTCTACGGATTGATGTACTTCCAGTCACGTTTGTTCTACTCGATGTGTGTTACAAGCAATATGAAGGCAGGAACATTTGGAGCTGGATCTCCGTCGGATTCTCTTCCGGCAGTCGCACAACAAGCATCCACCGCGGCACCTGGAGCTTACCGGATGTAATACACCCGCATACGCCCCGCATACGCCCCGCATACGCTGACATAAAATAATACACTTTATGTCAATGAATAAATTAAGAGGGGTATGAATGTACTATGCAACACCGAGAGGACGAGGTTAGAGGAGGGAGAGTTTACGAAACGATCGTAGTCCGGTCCTAGCAACTAGTTCAAACATTTCAGCGAACTCGCCCGTGATGCTTGACCGTCAACGATTCCTTCCCATGGAACGTAGCCAGTCGCGTCTCCAGTTAATCCAGTAGTATCATATTTTACCGTTTTGTGACTATTAAAATTATCGCAATTACTCGTTTGTGGGGTGAGTTGACTCTTCGAACTACTGAATAACCCGTAATTATCAACACAAACATTTCCACTCAGATCCATACGGTCTGGGCATTTCGAGATCTCAGGTGGCCATTTCTGCGCACTTTTTGACTTCCATAGTAAAATGGCAACAGTTCCCACGGATATAATAAACGCTATAATCGCAAGTAAAAGGACCATTTTTTGGATAGATAAATTCATAAATCCGCTAAACATTCCACCACCACTACCGCTTCCACTAGAACTTGATGATGAACTTCCGAAGGCGGAAGACCCGATATTTTTAGCACTTGAAGTAATATCCATAGGTAACTATAATCTATAATCTATAATCTATATAAATATTAAGTATTAAAATATACGATATTCTATATAATATACAGAATAATTTTACAATGAATCGTTTTGACTACCGTACGTTCCCTGAAGAAACATTTATCGGACAACCTAAAAACGGGCGTCTTGATATTGTCACCCCGCAAACCCAAGATCAGTTCGCGCTTTATGATAAAAATCCGGTTCACCAATGCGTGACCTACCGTGACGCATTGAATGGTATTTGGGAAAATTCTCCACTTTCGAATGCCTTCTTTAGCAAGGAGAATATGCAGATCATTCAGAACGGTATACGCGCTGGTGTATACTTGAGATCGCGCGGAAAGTACGTTATTGGTGAACAGGACTGCGACACATTGCGTATCATCATGCGCACCATTTACCTTCAGAACTCGGCCAATTCACCGGTTGATATCCGTGAGCAGATTATTGAGTTGAACGAATTAGTATTTGAATACTGTGTTCCTCGTGTGCATGGAGAGGCGGAGGGGTATGTTCAGTATAAGCGCGACGTGAGCAACATGTATACACCGATCGCGCGACCTAATTTCTCGGACTACAAGCATAAGACACTGGAGTTGAAACCGTGGTTCTAGTTTGCTCTCTCGGGCATCCACTCGGCTTCGCCTCGTTTCGCCCTCGTTCGCCGTAATTGATATCTGGCTCCTGAATATGGGATAATAATAAAAAATTAACTTTATTATTATTCGTCGTATTATTGTATTACATACTTACACCTTCTTCATGACCATCTTCTTCTTTGTTGCTACTGCGCCGCCTCCCGCGCTGGCTCCTGATCCCGATGTTGATCCTGCCGTTGCCGCCGCCGCCCACTTCTTATACTCTACCTCCAATTCATC